ACATCAGGCGACACATTGAATCAATTAGACCTGTTCGAGTCTTCTTTGAAAACGTCGAAGGACACATCAGTCTTGGATTGCGAGAAGTCATTAGCGACTTGGAAAGCCTTGGTTATAAAACGACGTGGGGAATATTCTCAGCGCGTGAAGTTGGCGCTCCTCACCAGAGAAAAAGAGTCTACATCTTGGCCAACAGCAACGGTGTTCGATGTAACAGGGGGCAGTTATCCGACAGAGTTAGTAAACGGCCAATGGAGATCGAAGCACAGCAAAGACCCCAACAGCCCGTGGTACGGAGCAAAATTAAGGGATGCGGTAGAAAAACACGAAAATCACACTGGGAAATTGAACCCCGATTGGGTCGAGTGGTTGATGGGTGTGCCGACAGGGTGGACAGAATACGATTACTCGGAAATGCAGTAGTGCCACAGACAGCTGCTAAAGCATGGATAACCTTAAACAAACGCCTGGAGGCACGTGCCGCTAATGGCTAATCCATATTTTATAAATGAAAGCGCGGTAATTGCTTTTAGTGGTGGGCGATCTAGCGCATATATGCTTTATAAAGTTATGGAGGCGCATGATTTCGTTTTGCCTGATTTTGTAACAGTGATCTTTTGCAACACTGGCAAGGAGATGCCACAAACTTTAGATTTTGTGAATGATTGCGCTGTTAATTGGGGTATTGATATTGTGTGGCTTGAGTACGACGGAAAAAAATCTTTTCAAGTAGTTGATTACGAAACGGCAAGCAGAAAAGGAGAGCCGTTCGCTCAATTAATTAAGGATAAACATTACCTACCAAACATGATGGCTAGATTTTGCACGAGCGAATTAAAAGTGCTAACGATAAGCCGCTATTTAAAAACTGAAAACTATCTACGATTAATTGGTATTAGAGCCGATGAGCCTAGAAGAGTAGCCAAAATGAAAAGCAAAGAAGATCATTATTTGCCGATGGCTGTGGCTGGGGTAAGCGAAAAAAATATTAATAATTTTTGGCAATCTCAAGAATTTGATTTAGCAATGCCTGATGCTGGGGTAAATACTCTTAGTAATTGCGATCTATGTTTTTTAAAAGGGTACAAAATAAAAAGATCAATAGTAGAGCATTTTCCTCATACAGCTAATTGGTGGGCAGAACAAGAAAAGCTAATTAATTCAAGATTTAGATTCGATCAGCCTAGCTACGCAGATATGAAAATAATCGCAACGGATCAGGGGCAGCTATTTGATTTTGATGATGAATCAATAGCCTGTTTTTGTGGCGACTGATGGCTAAGAGGAAAACGCCAACTATTGCTCAAGAGGTCGAAAAGGCAGCGGTTGCATTGCAGGAATTGGTGCGTTTAAAAGCGGCTGATGATAATGGCTACTGCACCTGTATTACCTGTGGCGTTGCCAAGAAATGGAATGATGGAATGCAGGGCGCACACTTTTTTCAGCGCGGTCGAAAATCAACAAAGCTATTAGTTGAGAATGTCCATAGTGCCTGTGCTGGGTGCAACAAGTGGCTGCATCACACCACCAGCGGGGTACTAATTTACCGCCGGTACATGGTCGGTCTTTATGGTGAGGATGGTCTTGATGAGATGGAGGCGTTATCTCGCACGACTAAGAAGTATACCCGGGCAGAGGTTGAGGACATTAAAGCTGATTTTAAAGAGCAGATTAAGTTCCACAAAAAGAGGATCGGAGCATGAGCGAGCATAAGAAGACGGTTAAAAAAGATAATATGGCGTGTATTACCTCATCCGGAACGCTGACCTTAAACGCTGACTTTACGGTTGCCGATGTCAGGACAATACAACGGTTCCTACATCAAGTATTAGAATCGGTGGCAAGCGATGAGTGAGCTTCTGGCGATGTTAACCCCTGGTTCACCGGAGTTACGGCCTGATATGATCCGTGGGACGTCTAAGAATAGGATCAGTGCGGGTGATGTGGCGGCCTGTTTAGTCCATGTTGATCGTCACACCTATTTGTACGCTTTGGCAAAATTCTGTCTAGACACTAACGCACAAAATGAGCTTAATGATTTAGCCAGGGCAGAGGCTGCGGCAATGGACTATCGGACAGAGGTCCGTGAGCCCGACAACGTCGTTGATCGTCTTGCCCTAGCTGCGCTGGACTATTCCATCTTGGCTGGCCGCTGTATGCAGTGTGGCGGCACTGGAGAGCTTAACATCAGATCAATAATAAGCGTGTGTGATCGCTGTCATGGCAGTGGAAATTCAGAACTCTCGGTTAGAGGGCTTGCCAAGGTGCTAGGGGTGGGACGATGGCGGGCGCAAAAAGTATGGATGCCACGGTTTCAGTCGTTAGTATCCGACTATCAGGTTAGGGATGATGCCCTGCATATTGTTATAAGACGGGGTTTGCAGGGTGAGTAAGGGCAGCGAACAAAGGCCCGGTGACCGTCAAGCCTTCGAGCGCAATTGGGAGAAGATATTTGGGGGCAAAGGCGATAAAAAAAAGAAGAAAAAAACAATCAAATAAAAGTAACCACATTATGTTGCGTAACCAGCCAAAGTGTGGTTATATATCCCCATGATAGGGTTTTTGACTCTCAACGCTTAACTCACAAAACAATATCCTCCCTTTTTTGGTCGCATTTGCGGCTTTTTTTATTTCTGTTTCTGGGCCTGTTTAAGTATCCCAGAGCGAGGTGACCCTATGGCTAGACCTACCGTAATGACAGATGATGTGCTGTCGAAATTACAACACGCCTTTACGATGGGCTGCACAGACATTGAAGCCTGTATGTACGCGGGCTGTAGCCAACCGGCACTCTATCGGTATCAGGAAAAAAACGAAGAGTATCGAGAGCAAAAAGCGGTATGGAAGTCTAACCCTTTTATGTTGGCCCGTATGGTGTTGGTTGATGCGTTAGTGGCAAAGGACGTTAACACCGCGCACAAGATGATTGATCGTAAAGAGGGCGGCAAGTTATCCCTTGATCACACCTCTAGCGATGGCTCAATGAAGCCAACTATTATTCAGTTAGTGCCTGTCACGCCTGAACTTGAAGACGATGCAGACAGCAGACATTAATCTGCCTGAGAAGCTGGTCCCTGTATTCTCTGGTGATGCCAGGTATAGAGGCGCCTTTGGAGGGCGAGGTTCAGGTAAGACAAGAACATTTGCCCTGATGACAGCTGTTAAAGGCTACCAGTGGGGTATGTCAGGCCAGTCAGGTCAGATACTTTGCGCTAGAGAGCATTTAAACTCTCTGGATGAGTCCTCGCTTGAGGAGATCAAGAGCGCCATACGAGGCGTTGATTGGTTAGCTGATTACTATGAGGTGGGTGAGAAGTTCATCCGCTCTAAGGACGGGCATATTAGTTATGTGTTTGCCGGGTTAAGGCGTAACCTCGATTCGATCAAGTCTAAGGCCAGAATCATTATAGCCTGGGTAGATGAGGCAGAGCCGGTATCAGAAGAGGCCTGGCGTAAGTTAATTCCTACGGTACGAGAGGACAACTCTGAGATATGGGTGACCTGGAACCCGGAGGCTGCACGATCCAGTACGAACAAACGATTTAGGGATACCCCGCCTGAAGGCTCTAAGATTGTAGAGCTTAACTGGCGTGATAACCCGTGGTTCCCAGCAGTTTTAGAGAATGAGCGGGTGGCAGACAAGAAGCTACGCCCTGACATCTATGACCATGTTTGGGAGGGAAACTTCCTACAGGCCCATGAGGGTGCGTACTACTCACACTTAGTTGAAGATGGCAGACGAGAGGGTCGAGTGGGTAATGTCCACCACGATCCCTTAATGGAGACTAGAGCGTACTTTGACATTGGTGGGACAGGTGCTAAGTCTGATGCAACGAGCATATGGACGGTTCAGTTCTACAAGTCAGAGATCAGGGTATTAGGATATTACGAAGCGCAAGGGCAGCCATTGGCCACTCACGTTGCCTGGTTAAGAGAGCAGGTACAGGATATTAAGACGGTGGTGCTTCCCCATGATGGTGGAACGCACGACAAGGTCTACTCGGTCAGCTACGAGTCAGCGTTAAGAGATGCTGGTTTTAATGTGATTATCGTCCCCAATCAAGGGAAGGGTGCTGCTGGCCACCGAGTAGAAGCCGCTAGAAGAATTTTACCTTCAGTGTACTTTAACGAACCGGCCTGTGAGTCGGGTATTGAGGCACTCTGCTGGTATCACGAGAAGCGTGATGAGAACCGGGGTGTAGGCTTGGGACCGAACCATGATTGGTCATCACACGCAGCGGACGCCTTTGGCATGATGGCGGTGGTCTATGAGCCGCCTAATTCATCCTGGGGTAAGCCGCTGAGAGTTAATTTAAAGGGTATTGTATGAGCAGAATTAAAGGGATTATTGATGCTGTGTCTGATCTTGCTATGGATTACTCTTCTCGGATGGCTAGGGCTAAAGAGCAAGGTTTTGATACTGATACGCCTTATTATCATGGGACACCGGCTGAAGATATAGAGGCCTTTGATATCTCGCCAGAGCAAAGAAGGTTTCCCAAGTCTTTTGGCGTACACATGGCGAATACAAGGAATGAGGCCACGCATTATAAGCCGCCGACCTCTGGATCAGTGCAGGAGCTTTATGCGGCCCCACAGAATACGCTGGAAATAGATATACCCAGGGGTGGACATTTTGTGTCGGCATCTATGAAAGCTGACCTCGATAGAGGCGATATTGTTAGGCAACTGGTTGATGCCAAGAGGGATGGAAACCCCTATGACTCGGTCAGGGTACGAAAGGATATGCCACCGGATTGGACGGATTGGTCAGGTAAAGAAGGCTATAACGAAAACTTGATCATGCTAGACCCGACTAGAGTTAGATCGGTTGACGCAGCATTTGACCCCGCAAAGAAAGGCTCATCTAATCTATTAGCCAGTGCTGCTGGTGTTGGTCTATTGGGTGCCTTGGGTTCAGAGGATGCTGATGCCTCACCCAGTAAAGGCTTATTCGATTCAATGGGTGATACAGCACTAGAGTCTATGTCAGGCGTTAACCGGGCAGTCGCTGATGGGGTGAACTTCTTAACCTCTGATCAAATCAACGCAATATTAAACCTATCGGGGAGCGATAAGCGCATCCCTGATCTTTACGATATACCAGGTATTGAGGGCGGTACACAGGGTAACTACATGGAACCAGGTCTACTCCGTCAAATTGTCCGACAGGGCAGTGAATTTCTAAGCCCAATCTAAGGTAAACACATGGCTATAACGACTTACAGCGAGCTTAAAACAAGCATTGCTGACTACCTCAATCGCTCGGATTTAACGGCGATCATTCCGACGTTTATTGCGTTGGCAGAGGCTCAGATCAATCGTGATGTCAGGCACTGGCAGATGGAGAACAGGGCTACAACTAGCTTTGATGGTCAATACGGTACTCGACCCTCTGATTGGATAGAGACCATTAGGCTGCAACTAACTGGCACTGGTACGACCTCGATGTCATTAATCAGCCAACAGGCGATGGCCGATAAGCGCATGAGTGCTGACAATGTTGCTGGAAGGCCCTTGTTTTACACGCATTCAGAGTCGCAGTTTGAGTTATACCCGAGCCCGGATGGTGCTTATGCCGCCGAGGTATTGTATTACCAGCAGGTTCCGGCTTTAAGTGACAGCGCAACATATAACTGGCTGTTAAGGTCTGCACCTGATCTTTATCTTTACGGGGCGCTTATACACTCTGCGCCTTATCTTGTGGAAGACGGAAGGGCAGCGGTATTCGCACAGATGTATGGTGCAGCGGTTAATCAACTAAACCTTCAGTCCGAGGCATCAAAGACCTCTGGGGCTGGACTTAAATTAAAGGTAAGAGGACTAGGATGAGCTTTACAAACTTTTTAGAGACAGAGATTTTAGATCATGTATTTGGCGGCAATGCTTATACAGCGCCAAGTAACTTATACCTTGGACTGTACACTGGGGCGCCTAGTGATACTGGCGGTGGTACTGAGCTATCAGGTAGCGGTTATGCGCGTTTGGCAATGGCAATGAGTGTGTCAGGCAACTTAGCGACTAACAGCGCGGCTGAAGAGTTTGCAACGGCTACTGGTAGCTGGGGAACAGTGAGTCACGTTGGCGTATTTGATGCGGCGACTAGCGGCAACCTAATGGCGTATGGCACGTTGTCTGCAAGCAAGGCTGTGGCAACTGGCGATGTGTTTAGAATTCCCGCAGGCGATCTTGATATTACGCTGACATAGAATGTTATACGGTCGGTTTAAATATGGTCAGGCTGCGTATTCGACGGCTGATCTGGAAGAGGGCGCCTCTACAATAGCATCAGCCTCGGCGGTGACGGCCAGTGGTCTAGTCATTAAAGAGGGTGTCAGTGCCATTGCATCGGCCTCAACAGTCAGTTCATCTGGCACCTTAATTCGGTTAGGGGCTTCAACAATTGCAGGCGCATCAAGCGTCTCAGTATCTGGTCTTTCAGTCTTAACTGGAGCCTCTGCCATTGCGTCAGAGTCAGGCATGTCTGTTACCGGGTTACGGGTTAAAGATGGCAGCACAGCGATAGCTGCTGTGTCATCGACAACGGCAAGCAGCGTTATGGTGGTTAGTGGTCAGGCCGCTATATCCGCTGAAAGTCAGGTCACGCCTAACGGCTTCATAACAGCGTCTGGTTTAACCTCGATTAGCGCCCTATCAACAACAAGCGCGAGCGGCGTGATCCTCTGGATCGATAACGCAGCAGATGACAACACCTGGGCAGACACTAGCCCCACAACAAACACCTGGGCTAATACGTCCGACAACGATAATTTATGGGAGGCCGCTTAAATGGCTGATACAACGACGACTACATATTCACTGGTAAAGCCTGAAGTTGGCGCGTCCGAGGACACTTGGGGCACCAAGATCAACACTAACCTGGACAACATTGACAACCTGTTGGACGGGACCACGGCTGTTGCTAACATGGACCTGAACACCCCTGATATTGATGGCGGTACTATTGATGGCGCAGTTATCGGTGGGGCTACTGCTGCGGCAGGGACTTTTACTGATGTAGTGGCCGCATCACTAGACATTAGCGGCAACATAGACGTTGACGGCACTACTAACCTAGATGTCGTGGACATTGATGGTGCTGTGGATATGGCAAGTACTCTAGCGGTTGGTGGCGTAGTAACAGCTAACGCAGGTGTAGTAGTAGATAACTTTACGCTTGATGGAACTACATTAGCTTTAAGCTCTGGCGACCTGACACTAGATTCAGCAGGAGACATTATCCTTGATGCTGATGGTGCAGATGTTCGTTTCAAAGATGCTGGTACTGAATTTTATAAAATTCGAAATGAGTCAGGAGTAGTACAGCTTGTCTCTACTGTTTCAGATAGTGATATACATATAGTAGGCAACGATGGTGGTTCAGCCATTACAGCCCTCGCTTTTGATATGTCAGCGGCAGGTGCGGCTACG